CTGGACGTGGGTGATCTGGAAACCGGCTTGGATATTGCTGATTACGCCGTGGCCAACGGGCTGGAAACACCGGACCGTTACCAACGGACCACCGCCAACCTGGTGGCTGAAGAAGTGGCCGTGTCAGCGCTGGAAACCGAGGGTGAAGACCCCGATGGAAAATTCATCCAAGCCGTTGAGCGCACTGTGAACATGTTCGGGGAATCCGACATGCACGACCAGGTAAAGGCAAAGCTCTACAAGGCTTACGGGTACCGCCTGCGTGACAGCGGCAAACCCGATCAAGCGCTGGATGCCCTCGACCGCGCCCTGAAACTGAACGATCGCGCCGGCGTGAAGAAGGACATCGAGGCGCTGAGGAAAGAACTGAAGAATTCCGGCGAATAGCCGGACCCGAGTCGGCACCCCGACGCCAGGCGGCACGGGGCCCTGAGCCAAGGCTACGCCACAAGCTCTACGGCCCCGTCCACCGCCCTCACACGGAGGCAACATGAGCCTGATTGCAGCCGGTGGTACCACCGAAACCATCACCATCACCAACGCCAGCTTCTTTCCTGATCTTCAACTTCAGAACTTCCGGGAAGCGATGCGGATCGACGGCACGGTCACTGACAGCCGCGCCGTTCACGCCCTTGAGGCGGCGATGTACGAAGCCAACCAGCTGCTGGCCAAGTGGATGCAGGAACAGCAGGATGCCGGTGTTGACGCCATCGAGGATACGCCCCAGCCCACCTGGCAGCCTGCCGGTTATCACAAATCCCTTTACTTGCGTGCGGTCTGGTCACTGGCCAAGTCCAACCTGGTAGAGCGGTACCGAGATTATGACAGCACCGGCGCCGGGCACGACCGCGCTGAAGCCCTGGAAATGACGGACGACGACTACCGGCGTGATGCTGCCTGGGCGCTTTCAGACATTCGAGGCAGGGCCCGAACCACCGTGGAGCTGATCTGATGATAGAAGTCAGGGCGATACAGGGCGACACCTTGGACCGCATCTGCTACCGGGTTTATGGCCACACTGCTGGCGTCACTGAAGCCGCCTATGAAGCCAATCCGGGGCTTGCGAGCTTTGGCCCTACCATTCCCGCGGGGACCCTGGTGAAACTGCCAGAGGCAGACCGGCAACCCACTCAACCGACCGTCCAGCTGTGGAACTGAGGAGACGGCATGCCTGAACAACGGACCGAAGCGATGCAACTGCAAGAAATGGTCGCCCTCGACTGGGCGGCGAGACTCAGACAACTGGAAGATCTCCACCCCAGGGTAAACGCCCTGGAGAACGCCGTTTCTGACATCCGCGGCGACCTGCGGGAGTTCACTGTGAGCCAAAAGGAGCAGCAAAAAGAAACCAAGGAAGCGCTGGAGAAGTTCCTCGAGCAGAACAAGGAGTACATAGAAAAAAGCGATAAAACCACCGCTGAAGCGATCGATGGCTTGGGTAAAATCGTTTCCGGGCTTTCCCGAAAGGTCTGGTTTTTCGCGGGCGCAATCTGGGTGCTTATTGGCATCGCAGCGCTTGGTTTCGCCCTGCGTAAAGAGCTTTTCAGCGCAGCACTGACCTTGATAGGAGCAAACAGCTGATGATCCGGATCGGAGACGTAGGACAGCATGTGGCCGCACTTCAACAGGCCCTGAAATCAACGGGTGTCGCCATTGAAGTGGATGGGTGGTTTGGCGACGCCACCGAAAAGGCGGTCATCCGCTTCCAGCGTGATCAGGGGTTAATGGTCGACGGTGTCGCCGGGCCGGCAACACTGGGCAGGCTGAACCCGAACAGCACCCAAACTCCGGAAAGGAGCTCTGCGAAAAAGACCTGAAGGCCGCCGCTCGAAAACTCGGGGTTCAGCTGGCTGCCATCAAGGCGGTAACCGAAGTGGAGAGCAAGGAAAGCGGCTTCCTGCCGTCTGGCCGTCCGGTCATTCTCTTCGAGCGTCACGTCATGTTCCGCCGACTGGATAATTCAGCACGCGCCCACAATGCGGCCAAGTTCCCGGCCATCGTCAATGAAGACCCAGGCGGATACGTTGGCGGCGATGGTGAATGGCGACGATTGAAACGGGCCAGCGCTATCGACCGATCCACTGCCATCGAGTCAGCCAGTTGGGGCCTGTTCCAGATCATGGGCTTTCACTGGCAGGGATTGGGGTACGCCTCCGCCGCTGACTATTCGGAAGCAATGCACCGAAGCGAGTGTGAACACCTGGAAGCCTTTGTTCGCTTCATCAAACAGGACAAAGCCTTGCACGCCGCATTGAAAGACCGGGACTGGCCCGCCTTTGCCGAACGCTACAACGGCCCGGCCTACGCCCGCAACCAGTACGACACCCGCATGGCCACAGCTTATGACCGGTACCGGCAGCTGGGGCGTGCCGCGTGAAATTCACTCCGGAGCAGCTGGACGCCTGGCGCGTTGTCCCTCGCCTGTTGGTCATCCTTTACGGATGGTTGTGCTTTGACACTCACCAGTGGTTCACCGCCCTGGGCGATCCGGCCACCCCTCAGCAGCTTTACGCCAGCGTGATCTGGGGCGGTGCCGCCGCCTGGTTTGGTTTCTACGTCAACAGCGGGCGAAAGCAGGAATGAAGGTTTACCTGGTAATCGGTTTAGTGGTCGCTGCCCTGTGCGGCGCCCTCTGGTACAGCATTGAGCGCAATCTGGCCACAAGCGGCAAGCTGGCTTCTGTGTCCGGGGCTCTGGATCGGCAAGAGCAGGAGCACAAGGACACGAAGGGCCGGCTTGCGGAAATGGTTGTTGCCCGTGACCGCCTGGCCGGCCGGATCCGGCGCATCGAAACAGTGGAAGCAAACCTTGAAGCCCAGCTGGACGCTGAGAAAGCGAAGCGGGCAGCCCTGGAGGAAGAGAATGAAGCGTATAGGAATTGGGCTGGCGCTGACCTGCCTGGTGTTGTTGGCCGGCTGCTCCGGGAAAGTCCGCTATATACAGACCACCGATTACCTGGTGTGCGGCAACGTGAAGCCACTGGCGACGCCGGAACGCCACCCCAGCCGGGCAGCTCTGAAAAAGAACGCCAGCCTGCTGGATCTGATTGACCAGTACGCGGTTAAGCTGAACACCCTAAACGAACGCATGGCAGAAATCGCCGATGAAGTGGGTGACTGCGAAACCCAAGCCCGAACCCTGAGCACGCCGGAGCCGCAATGAAAAAACTGGAAGACCTACGCGGGCACATACTGGCCAACGTGCCAAACCTGAAGCGCAACCCGGAAAAGCTGCTGACCTTTATCGAAGATGGCAGCATCGAGTTCTGGGAGGGCCCGAACCTCAGCCACATGTACTCTTTTCCGATCCAGCTGATCATCACAGACTATTCCGGATCCGTGGACAACATCATCCTGCCGTTACTGTCCTGGCTCAAAGTCCGGGAGCCGGGGCACGATCCGAAGAATACCCTCAGCTTTGAGGCAGAGCTGCTGAAGAACGACAGCTACGACATCGCCATCACCGTCCAGGTCACCGAACGGGTCATCGTGAAAGCCACCGAAGCGGGCCTGGACGTGGAACACATCCTGCCAGAGCCAGCCATGGAAATGGACGCCACGGAATGGGAGATCATCATGGACCTTCATGGCCTGGAAGAGGATGTGCCGTTCGATGACTGACGATATTGACGCGCTGTCCGGGTGGGCCGAGCCATTGCTTCGCAAGATGGAGCCCGCTGAACGCCGCAAGCTGATGAAATCGATATCCCGTGGTCTGCGGAAGTCCAACCAGGAGCGCATGAAGAAGCAGGAAGGCCCGGACGGTAAGCGGTGGGAACCCCGAAAACCCCGGAAGTTGAAAGGCAAATCCGGCGGCATCCGCAAGAAGGCCATGTTCACCAAACTGCGAACGGCCAAGTTTCTGAAGATCCAGACCGACCCGAACAGCGCCGGCCTGGCGTTTGGCGGCATTGCCGGTCGAATCGCCCGTACCCACCACTACGGCTTGCGGGCAAAGGTGGATCGGGATGGCCCGGTTTACGACTACCCGGCCCGGCCCCTGATCGGCACCACCCGGGAAGACCTGGAAATGATCACCGAAAAGATCCTGGAGCACATCTCCCCGTAGCCCCGCGTTTTGTCAGAAAGCCCCGGACAACCGCCCCCGCTTCCTGTTGTCATCGCCCACGCGACAAACTGGGGTTATGGACAGGATCACTGAAGCATTCCGGCTTATTAACAACATCGTTCGCATCGGCACCATTGCCGAGGTGGACGTAACCGGCGCCCGCGCGCGAGTCAAAGCCGGGGATAACCTGACCGGGTGGCGGCCGTGGGCCTCAGCCAGAACGGGCACGACCATAGACTGGGATCCCCCCACCGTTGGCGAGCAGGTTGTGCTGTTCTCGCCGGCGGGCGATCTGGCCCAGGCCATCATTTTTACCGGCATATACGCGGGCAACGCCCCGAAGGACAGTGCCGACCTTTGCCACCGGGAGTTTCCGGACGGATCGCGCATCACCTACGACCACCAGAAAAAGCTTTTGGATGTGCACCTGGCCGGAGACACCACCATCAACGTGACCGGCGATGCCACCATCAACATCGGCGGAGATGCCAAAACCGCCGTGGGCGGCAACTGCGACCTGGACGTGGCCAAGGTCTGCAAGGTTAACGCCCAGAAGATCCACCACAACAGCGGTAAAGGTGTCGTTACCCAGGGGCACATCTGCCACTTCACCGGCAACCCCCACGGCGACGGCTCCAGCACCGTGACGGCAGGAAAGTAATCATGGCTATGAGCAAAAGCGCACTTAAAGGCCGGATTGTCAGCGAAATGGAAGCCGCCGGCGCCACAGCCGCCGGCCCACACAGCTGGGTGGAGCGCCTGGCCGAAGCGATCGCCTCTGCGGTGGTCGATGAGATTCAGCAGAACGCACAAGTGCCGGTACCGGGCGGATCGTCCGCCGGCAGCTACAAGGTGACCTGATGGGAATGAACTCAGGCGATGGCCGATCACTGACCGGTAACGACCACATCCGGCAAAGCATCACCGACATTCTGGCCACACCGCTGGGATCCAGAGTCATGCGCCGTGACTACGGATCGCTCATCCCGGCGCTGATCGACCAGCCGCTGAATAATGCCAACCTGCTGCGGCTTTATAGCGCAACGGTGACCGCTGTGTCGCTCTGGGAGTCCCGAGTAAGGATCAGCCGGGTAAATCGTACCGTAGACGCCAGCGGGAGGGCGGTCATTGAGATCGGGGCCACCATCAAAGACTCTGGCGAACAGCAGACATTCGGTGTTCCCGTGGGAGGTGTGTAGTGCCAAGCCATATAGATCTTTCTCTGCTGCCGGCCCCGACCATCATCGACCCGCTGGATTTCGAGACCATTCTGGAATCTAGGAAAAGCAGGCTTTTGGAGCTCACCCCCGAATCAGAGCGCCAAGAGCTGGCCGAAACCCTGGCGCTGGAAAGCGAGCCGCTGACAAAGTTCCTCGAGGAGTCGGCATATCGAGAGCTCAATCTACGCCAGCAGCACAATGAGCGCGCGAAGTCGCTACTTCTGGCCTATGCCACCGGCCCGGAGCTGGACCATATCGGCGTCACCTATTACCTGACTGAGCGCCTGACGCTGGACCCCGGAGAGCCTGACGCTAACCCGCCCACGCCACCAACCATGGAAAGCGACCCCGACTACCTGCGCCGTATCCTGCTGGCTCATGACGCCTTCAGCACCGCCGGCAGCCGCGAGGCTTACCGGTACTTCTCACTGAGCGCCGCCCCGGCCGTAAAAGATGCCGAAGCCGTCCGGCCGATTGCGGGCGTTGTGCAGGTTTATGTCTTGTCCCGTGAAGGTGATGGCGAGGCCAGCCCTGAGCTGATAACTACCGTCGAGCTGGCGCTGAATGAAGACACCGTGCGCCCGCTCACAGATACAGTTCGGGCGGGCAGCGCCACGGTTCTGGAGTTCCAGGTGATTGCCGAGCTTGAAATACAGGATGGGCCAGATACCACCGTTGTCATTTCTGAGGCCGAACGCCGCGCCAAGCAATACGTGGAAGAGCGCCACGCCCTGGGTGCAAAAATCGTTCTGGGCGCACTGGAGGCCCGGCTTTATGCGCCCGGCGTTGAGCGGGCCACCCTGCTAAGCCCAACCGCAGACATAGGTGGCGACCGGAGCGAAGCGCCCTATTGCTCCAGCATTGAGGTGACGGCGAATGGCTAGCTTGCTGCCGCCAAACACCACCGCGCTTGAACGGCGAATAGAGCAAGTCTCTGCCGATCTGGTAGCGGCCATCGCCCCGTTTGACGCCCTTTGGGATGCCCAGCGCATGCCCGTGCACATGCTGCCCTGGCTGGGCTGGGCGACCGGCGTCGACCACTGGAGCACTGACTGGCCAGAACAGGTTAAGCGCGACGCCATAAGCGAAGCTATTCCTATTCGCCGCCGACGCGGAACCGTGTGGGCTGTCCGCCGAGCCCTGGAGGTTTTGGGCTTTAGTGATGTCGAGATCCTGGAGCACACTAGGCAGGATTCAGCCTGGCGCGAAGCCGGCGGCC